TCGTATGAACCAGCACCTCTTACTGCCTGTCCTGTCATTACAAACTCACCATCTGACAACATCGCTGGGACATCATCGCTTGTCTCTGAACCCACTCCGTTAATTCCACCTTGTTTTCTTTCAAAATCTTCCATCGACACGGTACCGCCTTCGGCATAAGCCATAGGATAAACAGCCCCGCCACCAGCAGCAGCCATTACTTCTCTGGGCTTACCACCACTAAGTTCTGGAAAAGTACCAGCTGGTAACAAACCAAACTCTGCTGGGTTTGGTGCTTGTTGTCCCATCTGCCTAGCTACTTCTGCTTGAAGGTTATATCTACCAGTAGCGTCCATTGCCATAACGGGAGACAATGACACCCCTTTATCCTTTTTGGTTTCTTCATAAGCCAGTTTACCTAAAGCTCCAGCTAATCCACCAGCTACACCTAATGTAGCCAAACCACCAAGTCCACCCATACCGCCACCGCCACCGCCAAAGATGGAAGAACCACCTCTTTGTTGTGTCTGTGTTATAGGTTGACCTTGTGCATTAATAGGTTGACCTTGTGCATTTACAATAGGTTGTCCGTTAGCATCCAACATCGGTTGTGTTCCAAAATTTCCATATAGGCTTTTCTCACCACCACCAAAGAAATTAGGAGCCTGTTGTAAGGCTGCTGCTTCTTGTGGAGTATACATATTTCCATCTGCATCCATATATCCAGTAACAGGTCCATCCATTGTATTTGATACAGGTGTTAGTTCTGGAGTTTGTGACATCATTCCACCTAAAGGACCACCAGCAAAAGCCCCTCTTAAACCACCAGCTTTTAATGCTTGAAATGCTGCGCCCGGTGCACTTGCTCCTCCAGCTATTGATGATATACCCGGTATATTTAGACCAGCTATGCCCTTCATAGCAGCACTACCTAAACCTCCCAAACTGCTTGCTACTCCGCCCAATCCAACTTTAGTCAAAGCTGAACCCGCTAAACTACCTAAGCCACCCATAGCAGCACCCAATGCAGTACCAACACCGGGAATTAACATAGCTACTGGAGCTACCTTTTTAACTACTTTTTTAAGACCTTTGCCCAGTTTCTTTATGAAACCGTGTTGTTCCAGTCCAGTGTCCAAAGAAATAATACCACCACTACCATAAACCATTTCGTCTGGCTCTATGCCAGCATCTATAGCCGACTTTTCAATTAAATTTTCAAGCTCTGGATTTGCCTCTACTATCTCTCTTGATACATTAATATCACCCGACCTTACATGAGCCATCATGTCATCTTCACCAGCTGTTTGTGATAATTGCTCCATTAAAGAATGGTAAGGCGCATTAACTCTAATGGATGTATTTTTTATCATGCGTTCTATAATTTCTTGTTCTTCTGGGTCGTTGGTTTTAAATAACTCCATTTCCAATGCTTCTATCGTTTCTCGTAAATCTTTATCCCTTACACCCAAAGGTGGTGTATTAGGGGATGATAATAAGCTCTGAGCTAAATCCAAGTCTCGATTAGAAATAGCTCCTTTGGTTTGCTGTAAATCTATATCAGTAAAACCCCTAGGAGTCGCATCAGCTTTAGGGGATAATAAGCTCTGAGCCTTGGCTAACAACTCCTCTTTTTCTAGTTCTGACAAACGGGGATCATTCTTTATTCGTTCTTGCATCCTCTGTGGAGTCATAGGCATATGCTGGGGCGTAGCCTGATTTGATATCGCTTGTCTATAGTCTCCTAAATATACAGGATTTCCTTTGCTTAATTCATCTTGTACACCTTGAGGAGAATACATTGTTTTGTAGTTCCCTTTAGCACCCATTTGAATATCACCTGTTAAATTACTGATTCTTCTTTGTAGTTCTTCACTTATAGCCATATTAACTTATCGTTATTGTAACGCTCCCTATACTCATTGTAGCACCAAGACCCGTCAAATACGTCTGATGGGTATATAAATCTCTAAACTGGTTTCCATCAAACGCCTGATGTATCTCAGTAGTTGTGTTAAATATTATAGAACCTGTAGCAAATTGCAATTCAGAAATTTCTGTGGCATTAAAACTTGCTGTTTTATCTGGGTCAACGCTTCCTAGGTTTATCTCTAAAATACGAACTAAACGGTTAAATAGCTCTGGTGTTAACTCGACTCCTTCAGCTAAGGGTAGTCTAGTTTCAAGCAATTTACTCAAGTTTAACGCCTCCCTGAAGGCTGTATATCTAGTCTTGTGCTACCTAATCGCCACTTATAACTCTTACGATCTCCAGCGTCATTATCATCATCAGATTCAAAACGTAGTACAAATTGACGACCTCTAGCCCTAACATGGCTTTGTTTTGAAGTTGACGTAACTTTGCTTGTGCTATCAGTAGTAAGGCTTTCACCGTTAAAATCTCTATTTTTCAGCACTATATTGACCGCTCCATCCTGAATACTTCCCGTGTCGTTAGTAAACTGTATGTCTGGAATAATTCGCCTTATAAAAGCAAACTGATCTCCGTCACCTAAATCAAAATCAGCAGATTCTATAAATACATTATCCATAGGGTCAGCATCATCATTGTGACCCGATTCGTGGTTGTATAAATAGTAAGAATCAGATGATATGCCAGTTGCCTGTGGTTTATTTTGTATACCAGCATCTAGCCAAGCATGTCTTACCATAGAACCAATGCTCCAAATATTTTCTTTGTAATTATAAATCGCATATCTTGATATTTCTCTAGTATTGTCTTCTATTGAAGGGTAAAAGAACCAAACTTCTGAGAACTCCGAGTTTAAAGCACAATGACACTTATGTGCTTGAGACTGATCTAAGTCATCAAAGACGTATTCTTGTATAGAGCTAGTTAGTTGTGTAACTGCTCCATTGTAGAAATAGAAACCTTGTTTACTCATAAAAAATACACCTGTCGGTGAGTTCACACAGGCTTTAGGACCTATCAAACCAGCACCTTCGTTGATAAGATTCATGGAGAATATCAAAGGTGGTCCTATAAAGTTCATACTGTAGATGCTTGTGTCAGTCCAAATTAATATTTCTTGCCTTGACTTTAGACCACCTATTATCTGTGAGCCACTTGATAAACGTAAAGAACCAGCACTATTTGTTGATTTTGGTTCAAATTCTAAAGCGTTTTCTTGATCTGAAAAAGCCACAAACATAGGGTCAATAGAGCCAGTTCTTGAACCACTAGACAATGGGTCAGCTCCTAAAACTATTAAATGTCTATCAGTTTCAGAAGTTATCACCTGTAAACCAACGGTAGGCACAAGATTGGCACCAGTAGTTCCTGATAAACTAACGGCTCTAGTTGTTAGCCCATCATTCTCTACCCACCTATATATACCTCCACCCCTAGGATTAATAATAATGTCTTCTCCAAAATTATCGTTTGACCATAAACGCAACTGATTTGTGGCGGACAACGTGGTTACTGATCCAAAAGTACCAGAGCTCCAAGCTCCAGCACCCCAACCTGAGCCCTGAACATAATCATCAAGACCTGAATTTATTTGATAAACGCCATCTACACCAGCGCCACCGTTTCCACTATCACTAGCATTAGCAGTGACAGTATCACCAGAAGTATCTTTTGCTATGAAGGTAAATGTATTAGCATCTGTTACAGATAAAATTTGATATTCTTGATCCAACACCGCAGCAGTTACATTGCCACCCAAACTAGCAGAACCGCTTATAGTTACCCAATCTCCAGCCACAGCTCCATGGCTTGAATCTGTTGCTGTTATTGTGGAGGAACCGTTAGAAGCAGAAAAAGTTATGCCATTAGTGGTTGTAGCTCTTATTGGTGTGACATCATTAAATGTTCCACCCGACTCTACATAGTATTTTGAGGTGGTTCCTAGCCCTAGGTATCTAGTTCCACCTAAGCTAACCCATTGGTGCATAGCTCTTGCTATACCGTAAAAAGCATCAGCAGAAGCCTTGACCCATCCTCCTATCTTTTCTACACGATTTTTTCTGAAACGAACTAGGTTAGCGTCAACCCAACCGCCCTCATTAGAATAGTCAGTTTCTTCTTTGTTGACACCGGGCTTGAAGTTAAATTTAGCTAAAGGCATAAGTAAACTCTCTTATATCATAAAAGTTTACCACAAACTCCTGAAATTATGCCAAACGAATGATTGCACCCGTTGCCGTAGCACTCGGGAAGACCACAGTGAAATCTCCAGCCGTGGATGTTTTGTCTCCACCGAAGTCAATCGCACATATAGCTTTATTCGAGTTAGTGCTGTTATAAAGCAAGCAACCTCTTGCTGTAACAGTGGCTGTACCAAATGTTAAGTCCGCAAAATCACAAACCGCAGTGGTTCCAGAAAGTGCTGGTGTTACATTGGTAAGAGCATTTCCACCAGCCGAATAGTTAGTACCACTTGATTCTTGTCCACTTGAATACGCAGTTGTAGTAGCACCTAGCGTTGCTGAACTGGTATACAAAGCTAATTTTATAGAGTCAGCTCCATTGGTTAGGTTGTGCCCTTCTACTAGAAGTTCTTGTTTAAAACTTGAACATATTGTTGATGTTATTGCCATTTATAGCTCCTTAATTATTTTTGCCATATCTTCGTGACCCTGACTACTCAAAAGTCCTCTAATAGTCACTCTATCAGATTCTATGGCACTTTTCATTCCATTTAATATTATAGTATAAATGTGATTTTGGAAAGCTAAAGCCTGTTGTTTAACATGGTCAGGTGCATTGGAAGATACATCAACTATTTTTTTGGTTATTGTCTCAGCCCAAAACTCAGGATCGTGACCCTTATTGTGCGTAGTATGGACGCTTATTTTACCTATTTCTAAAAAACTATCGCTCATTAGCCTTTATATGGTTCTGGTGGTCTTTCTTCTTGATGTAATTGTAAGTCAAGTTTTGCTAATTCTTCATCAATTTCATCATAAGGTTTAATAATCCACTTCTCTTTGTGGGGCACAGCTATCAAAGGTCTATCTAAACGATGGTAACCATAAAGGCGTTCAGTTGCTGGTGCGTCCGCATCTAATACGGTTGATCTAGGGCTAACACCTACAGTAATGTCATTTTCCATCATTTTGCATAACCAAAATTCTACGCAAGCTCTACCAGCTTCAGCAAAATGTAAGTCGTTGCGATAAGAGAAATCTATACCAAAAAGATCAATAGCTCCCACCTTGTTCCACATAGCAAAACCTAAAGCATAAGCCACCGTATTGTTGAAATAAGCGCATTTGGCGTAATTAGCTACCTCTTCCAAAGGATATTCAACCGCCTTTGGTACACGCTTGTCTAATTCACATGTGTATATAGGTATCTTGAGCTTTGGTAATATCCTTGTCATTACCG